CTATGTGGTTTGGTTCTCCGTTGCCGTCCCAGTCGAAATAGATCACGTCCATCGGCAGAGCCAAGTAAATCGGTATCTGTGCCATGTCAGCTCTGCACAGTTTGATTGACGCAGGGCAATAGGTCTGCTTTTTTCCACCGCAATACAAAAGGGCGTCTCCGCCCTCGTTGAATATGTATGTTACGTAAGCGTTACACCATGCGGATCCGGCAGGCAGACCGCAGTATTTGCGGAATCTCGCACCACCCTGCCCGAGGTACTTCTTTGCTATGTTGTAGAGTTCGATATTATTCTTTCCCATCGTAATCGCCTTCCTCGATGCCTATCTCGTCTCCGTAATCAAACACCTCGTACTCATCGATCCATGAGTCCTCCGGCTCTTCTTTTGACATATGGATATGTTCGGCATAGTCCACCTCAGGCAGTCCCGTTGCGATGGATGTCAGCACCGACAGGATCCCGCTCAATGCAGAGGCTGACAGGACCATCATCCAATTCACATCGGACATGACCGCTGCCGTGCCGATCATGGCGATGGCTGTCTGACATATGGTTCTAAGTGCTCGGATTGATGCATAACGAAAGAAATCTTTTGTCATTGTTAATCTCCTAATCTTTCCTGTAAAGAATCGTCAGCGATACCGTTACGGTGGCTGCACTCGTGGATGTGTTCCGAAGGAATACGCTCGCAGTATTGCCCGAAATGGACCAGTTTGACGGGACACAGTAACCACTCGCCGAGCCTGTTTTGTCAATCTGTAAAATGCCTAACGGTGTGTATCCGCTTTTGGATACGTCCACTGTTGCTGTGGCGTAACTGCTGGCTGCTACCGATACGGCACTCGATGTCGTCTTGATATCCGTCTCGATTATCGTGTATGCGCTGCTGTTACTTTCGTTCGAGATTCCCAGAGCCTCCGACAGTGATATCGACAGGTCTCCGAGTTCCATCTCGTCATAGCGGTCAGATAATACGTTCCACACGGTCTTGACTATCTTGAATTGCCCCGACGAATTGAAGTCCGGGAATATGACCGTGATGATGTCGCACAGCTTGCACTCCATCAGATTGCGGAACTGCTCGAACTCTCCCACGTCCTGTAGTCGGACGAATGACACCGATATGTTCTGTGCAGGCAGGGTCGGATTCTGGCTGTTCAAGACCGACCTGCCCATCGTGTTGACCTGTGCCTTGGTCGGTTTGCTCTCGAAGCGGTCGGACACGTCAAGAGGGATACATTCGCCTCGTCCTGTGATGGTCGCTCCTGTGGTGGTCTGTTTGTCACCGATGACCTTGTCGGTGGAATCTGTCCAGTATGGGATGCAGCTCGAATACGTTCCGCTGATATCATATTCCTCGTTGTAGTCGAGCATATTCACGCCATATCTAATAGCAAAGTCACGCACTCCGCCTCGGCTCGTATGTAGCTTTACCGTGAACTTGTCCCACTCGTATTCACCACCGTAGATATCGAGAACAGAACCCTCGATTCCGCCGAGCATCGACCTCACCGTTTTCGGGATCCCGTCAGCTGATGACAGATACCCCGTGCTCGTCTTGTCCGTCCAGTATGAGAACGGATTTGACGGTGTAGCGGAGTTTTCGAACAGGGTGAAGGCAGAAGCCAGCGAATTGATATTCGTGCCTGTAACGGTCAAATATGACTGCCTGTAGCTTATGTGCTGACAGTGGAAAGTCACCACGCCATTAATAGGCTTGCTATATGACACGATGTCGAACGGCTGGATATCATGGCTCTCGTCATGCGTTACGCCGATGATTCTGCCCACCTTTATGCGGTCATAGTTTGCACCCGTGATTGGATACTCAAAATCGCACTCATACACGCCGTTCCGCTCTTCAGTGACCACACATGAGATCATGTCCCGCAATCTTCCGAGTCCGTTGCTGACGAACGCAGTCTCGTCTTTGTCATAAATGATAGGTATCATAATTGCCACCACCTCGGTGTGATCTTGAAGTTCGTGAACGTGTTATCGTATGTTATCGTGGTCGCTCCCGGTTTCAGTTTTGGTAATTCAGAACCAAGCTGAACTTTTGAATTCAGCGTGATCAGGGTGCCGTTCGAAATGATATAGACCTCACCGATGTCCAAGTCGATATAGAACGTGTCCGATATCGTCTTTGTGGAGAATCCGTGTATCGCCGTGCCCTTCGTCTCCACCGTGTACTGTGCAGGTGGCGGAGTCGAATTCGTGAGCGTGTAAGCGTGTGTGATGTTGCTTCCGCTCAGTGATGTGGTTATCGTTATCGTGTTCGTGTATGTGGTGCCCTCGTTGATCTGGAAGCTGATACCGACAGACGATGTCTTTGTTGAAGATGTTCCAAAGTCGAAAGAGATCTCCGGCAGGCTGATAGTGATGGTCGCATTGTTGAGAGTGCGTGTCACTGTCGCAGTGCAGTTCGTGGTCGATGTGATACTGAACGCCGTGATATTTCTCTTCTTGCCGTCATAGTCTGTTACCATGCTGACGGTGACCTTCTTATCATCGACCGTGATATCGTCTCCACTCATGAGCATGGATGTATCCAGTGCGGTCACGAAGCTTCCCGGGCTTCCCGATTCACTCTCGTTGTATGCATCTGCCAGCACCAGATCGCCGACAGGTACGTTTTCGACCACGATCTCATCCGAACCGATGGTCATGTCACCATAGCCGTTGAACTGTATGACCGGCTTCGCATCGCACAGCGTCGGGTTCGTTATCGTTCCACCACTGGTCACCGCAACCGCCGTCTCTCCGCTCGTAAGGAAGCGTTGTGGCTTGCAGTTGAAAATGAGTTTGAACTCACCTGCGCTGTTGATATTCGCAGGTTCTACCTCGAGACCTGCAACGTATATTGCCTGTCGGTACTCGTCCGGGTGATATGTGTCCGTCAGCCTCTGGTATCCAATCTGTGAAAGTACGGCGTTACGAAATGCGGAGATCCTGTCTGCGAAATTCGCATCGCCGTCACCGAAGCACCCGGCAGGGTACTCGACTTCGATGTTCTCCCACCTGCCCTGATCTATGGCGATGGCACCGTTACGCCCCGGAACAGTGACCATTTCGACCGCCCGCTCCGGTGCGTTGTATACCGCTTCGCCTGTGATGTATATGCCATAATTAGCGGAATCCACTCCGCCGAAAATAAGGCTGTTGAAGATTGCACCTGTTACTGCCATGCCAGCCTCCTTCTATTGGTTTCCTGTATCAGAACACGCTTGACCTCTTCCGCTATCTCTTTCGGATCCTTGTTTGAACCATTGATATTTATGGTGATATTCGTCTCGCCACCGCTCATGTTGTCGAGCTTGTCCCAGAACTTATCAAGCGGAACGACCGCCTCAGGACCTTTTTCACCGACACCGATTACAGACGGACTATCGAAAATACCACCCTTTGCGTACCAATCAACACCGATGTGCGGAGTCGACGGCGGATTCAGTGAGAACTTGCCGGTGATCTTGAAGTGTGGCAATTTCAGTCCGCTCATGATTCGACCTATGCGGAACGGGAAGAAACTCTTAATCCTGTCGATTGCATTTTGAACAAGCGTCTTTGCCGTCTCGATTGGATGCGTGATAGCCTGTTTGATGCCGTTCCATATCGTGGTAACTGTCGATTTCAGCGAATGGAATGTGCTTGCCACTTTTGACTTAATGCTGTTGACCACGCTGACCACTTTAGTTTTGACGGCGTTCCATGCAGTAGCGATTCCCGTCTTGATTCCGTTAACGAGACTCGTGACTTTCGTTTTGATGGTTGTCCACGCCGTGACGATGGATGTCTTGATGTTGTTGAACGTTGTTTTGAGTGCGTTCCACAAAGCAAGTGCTTTCGCCTTTATCGTGTCCCAATTCTTATAGAGCAGCACACCAATGGCGATAATTGCCACCACAGCAGCTATTGCTATTCCGATAGGCCCTGCCAACGCTCCGATACTGACACCGAGCAGATTGGCGAGATTCATTATCGAGCTGACAGCCATTGCAAGCTTACCGAGTATCATAAGGACCGGAGCAATCGCAGCAACAACGCCAGCAACTATGCCGATGACCGTCAGCACCTCAGGCGATAAATTAGACAGCCAATTCGCAAGCTTTCCAATCCAGTCGACAACCTTTTCGAGTGCCGGTGCGAGATATGCTGCAAGCTGTGAACCAACCTGAGCAATAGCGACGGATCCGATCATTTTCATCGTATCGAGCTCATCATTGAACTCGTTCGCCTTGTCGAGTGTCTCCTGATCTACGAAGTCGAGCCCGTACTTCTCCATCGTCTCAGCAACGTTCTTATACGTCTCGCCTCCGTCCTCGATGAGTGGATTGAGTTCCGCTGCCGACTTGCCCATGAGTTGCATTGCGAGCGCATCCCGTTCGGTTTCGTTTTCAACCTGTCCGAGAGCTGCGATAGTATCTTGCCAGACCGCATCACTATCACGGAGATTGCCGTCCGCATCCGTAACGCTTACACCCAGCTTATCGAACGCCTCTGCCATAGAGCCCGAACCGTCCTGTGCCGAATACATACTCTTCTCGAGTTTCGTGTGCGACTTCGCTATCGTCTCGACCGATACATCAACGAGGTCCGCTGTAGCCTTGTACTTCTGGAGATCTCCTGTGCCGATACTGTAGATTTTGCTCAGCGTGTTGAGCTCGTCTGCGTTCTCACCTGCCTTGTACGATATCAAGCCAAGAGACGCCACCACGGCAGCAGCAGCCATTGAGAGCCCCTGCATCTGCTGGCCTGCGCTCTCGAGACTCTGTCCAACCTGTCTGACCTGTTCCGATGCAGCTTTCAGACTGACGTTTCCGACCTGCTTCAGCTGACCGTTGAACGTCTTCAGCTTGGATTCTGTCTCGACTATCTCTCTCTGTAACTTCTGGTACTCGAAAGACTGCTTATCGACACCCGCATCGTCCATCGCCTGCTGCTGTTGTTTCAGTAGCATCAGCTTGTCCTTCGTCTCGGAGATCTTCTGCGTCAACAGCTGTTGTTTCGCTCTCCATAATTCGACCGATGTCGGATTGAACTTGAGAGCCTTGTCGACGTTTCGAAGTTCTTTATCGATCTGTCGGGTTTCCTGATTAACTTGTCTTAATGCCTTATCGAGTCTCGTGGTATCTCCACGAAATTCTATGCAGATTCCTTTGACATTTCCTGCCATTAATGACCCCTATCCAAACCACGCATTGATATCATTCTGCGAGGCCTTGCGTCTATGACCCCGCTTCTCTTCCTGTTTCGCTCGTTTCTCCGCCTTATCCTGTCGCTCGTTGTAGGCGATGACAAAATCCACCACCTGCCCGAGCTGCATCCGGCGAATATCTGACATAGTTAATCCTCGTTCGAGTCCTGCGAGGATAATGTCATCGAGTGTGACGGCTGAAGATTTCTCAGGCTTTTCCCGATGCTCTTCAGCCTTGTCAAGTTTTTTGAGCTTACGAATCCTGTGAGCACCAGCTCATATACGGCAGGGACCACTACATCCAATGGGAATGTCTCAAACTGTCTGACCCATCTTTTAGGTGGTGCGATAGTCTCGTCCGCTGCCTTTGCCATTGCCCAAGTCACGTTGATGATCGTGTCCACAAATTCCACTTGGAACAGAGGCATGAGGATCTCCATCGTTTTGCCCTCGAGTGCATTTGCAAGCGACTCAAGTTCGATTTTTTCTGCACCCGCCTCAGCGATGACGGACGAAACACCCTCGATCATAGTCGCAAGCACAGGCATCAGAGCCGGAACGATATCCTTGCCGAACTGGTCTCTATATT